TTGCTCATTGCAGAAGAAGCATCCATTGTGGTGTTTTCACCTTTAATTGCAGTAGCATCGCTCGGCAAAGATGGCAAGATGACTGTTCCGGCAACACCTGTGATGCGATTTGCACCGGCGCGTTCCAAAACAGAATCAGGAACGAGACCGGACAAAACTGATTGCTCGGCGCTACCAGTTGTACCTGCGAACTGAGAAGTTGCACGGTAAGTCAACGACATTGGGATTTGAATGTGTCCCGTAGGAGAGATGCCAGCTTCGCGGAACTCGCGCTGTGCCTCTTGAGCCATTTCCTTTTCGCGACCTTCGAGTTTGCCACCGCTGCGGAACTGAGCAACTGCATCTTGCAAGCTGTATTCCTTTGCGTGTTGCTCCAACTCGCGCTCTTCAGACTTAGAAGCCTCGCCGGCCAAGCTACGGAGCATGATCTCCTCAGTCTTCTCAGCCTGAGCAATCTTGTCGTCCAAAGCGTAGATCGACTGGTTCAACTCTGCTTGACGAACTTCTTCGTCCTCGGTGAAATCACGGCTTTCACCTTTTGCCGTCTCGACGAGACCCTCCAACTCTGCGATGTGGGAGGCTCGCTCTTCCTTAAATTTCAATGAATTTTTCATTGGTTAGAATTATGTTGATGAATAGAAAGAAGTGCCTCCGCGATGTTCCTTTTAGGGGTCAACGTAGGCGAAGTAGGTTGTTCCACGACCTGATCCTCTTCTTCCATGGCGCTGATAGCATCACGGAGTTTGACCGAGGTCTGTGGGTAAGCTGGTGTCAAAACAGGTGAGATGTCTGCGAGGCGAGATACGCTGTGAATCTTGCGAAGGTAACCACCATCGCTCTTTCGCTCGTACTCATCTTCACGCACAACAAAGCCGAAGCTAGATCCGCTAACATCGCCGCGCTTAATGGACTCGGCGAGGTCTTTTGCGTATGATTGGTTGCCCAGGGTAAAGCTATAACGCAAGCCGACCTCATCGACTTCTAGCTTCAAAGTACCTTCGCCATTACGGCTACGGGCAAGCGGCATGTTTTGGTCGTGGTTAAACAGAGCAACTACATCGTCATTCAGACGACCTTCGAATGCTCCTGGCATAACAACTTCTTCAACATTACCGAGCTGGGTGCTTTGATTAAACACAGCAGCGTATCCCTCAATGCGCTTTTCCTCGTCATCGCCGTACACTCGTACTTCGATGTCAAGGTTGCGTACTTCGAGATCCTTGTCTTTAATATCGCTCATTCTTCTCGATTTATAATTCCTTTGCACCAACGCTTCATGCTGCTACCTCCCCAAGCAGCATACATAATACTGCCGCAAATCTCTTTGCCCTTGTCGTTTGTGAACTTGCCTTGGTTGTAGACCTCCGCACGAGACAAGAAAGCATAGGTTCTTTTGATTGTTGATAAGGACAAACCTTCGCCTGAAGCTATCTGGTTAGCACGATTCCAGCCTACGCCCGTGCCACAACCACTGCCGTTCTTCTCTTTATGGCGCAACGCCCTACGTGCAGCACGTCGTGCGCTCTGTGGGTAGTTACTGTACGTCGCCATTGTTACTAGTGATCGAGTTAGCGTAAGCCTCCATGCTAGTTAAAGGCAATTGGTTGACCTGAACGAGAGCCTGATCACCACCTTCAATAGCATTTCGGTTTTCCAATCCACGAACTTCGTTGATAGTAAGCACCCCATCAGACAACAAAGTGTGATAATACTGAGAGCGAGCAGCCATGTCACCACGCATAAGGCTCAACATGTCAAACTTGAACTTATGCTCCTTGCGTTCAGCCGGTAATAGCAACTTGCGATTCATCTCCTGTTCGATGCTTACTAACCACGGATGAATTGTGTGTTTTGCAAAGAAAAGGTCTTGCTGTTCGACGTTGCTGTATTTCTGCTCACCGACCTGTACCATACCTGTAGGCACGTTGAAGATTCGACAAACTTCCTCGACTTGATACTTACGTACACCAAGGAATTGACTTTGATCCGGTGGAATACCTACACGTTCGTACTTTAGGCCAGCTTCCAATATGGCAGTTGCGTGACTGCTATTCATGCCATGGTACTTCTGCTGCCATGTGCTTGACAAACGTCGGTACTGATCTTCGCTCAATTGCTTGTCAGTCATTAAGACACCACTCATGTTGCCACCGCTTCCAAAGAACGAAGCGCCATACTGTTGAGCAGCGTAGCCTAGGCTTATGTTCTCGATGTGTTCAGCTATTGGACTAACACCTCGAAAGCATTCAATGGCAAGTACGTCCTCATTGTACAATGGGTCTTCCGTATCCTCATACATGTAGATACGACGACCATTTAAATCCTTAGAAACAATACTGTTTGGACTTGTCAGAACCAACTCTTTTGGCCGGCCATTTTGGTCTCTTTTAATCAGTGCGTATCCAGCGCCATGCATTAAGGCATCACTGATGATAAACTGCCAAAATGTAAATGCGTTGTAGTATGCATTTGGCTCACTGTCACATAAAACAAAAGCAGGATGATCATAAACACCCTCCTTGCGATCATTTTGCATGCGGTACAAGTGCAAATCTAAGCTGGCAATTGTGCTGCTTATCTTATTTACACATGCATATACCGCGCTCACAGCCATAGCGCCTTCGCGACTCATAGCAACGCCTGACTGAGTAGGAGTCCAGGGATAGTAGAACGCAGGGTCGTGATACCGCTTCTCCTGATCAGCAGTAGGTCGGATTGCCTCTCGGAGTCTACCAAATAAACCTTTTTGGTCAGCCATAAGCGCAATAATACGATTTTCGGGATCTAATGAGTCCTACGATGTTCGATTTCTCTTAAGTATTCTCCTTAAGATTGTGTGGAAGGATTGATAGCAACTATACCTATTGCGACCAAAGATCCTGTAGTAGTCTTCCTCTACTGACCAGTACGCTTCGACGTTTTTGCGATGCGATGACAGCCGACTCTGATACTCATCCACAAATCCTTCTGCGGAGTTTAACTTTCGAGCGAGTTTCAGGTCTTGTTCGCAACTCATAAGAAACGCATTGTGTAGTCTTCAGGAAATTGGTCTTCTTGTTCTTCTGTCATGGCCTCACCCACTGCACATATTAAAGCGGTGATGCCGTCAATCTTGTCTTGGCTCTTACTCTTGTCCGGCTTACAGTTCTGTGCCGCATCGTAAGTTACTTCTAAATTCCCGGCCATCCATCGCAGCACCGGATCGCCTTCGTGATTTAGCTTGTTCTCCAAGAGCATACGATAGGTCTCCTTCATTGGTGGTGACATACTGATATATCCCTGACCCATTGGAGACATCTCGACTCCGTCCTGTGTAAGATTGATAATCAACTGACTACTGTTGTACCTATCGAATGCAATACTACGCAAATTGTAGGTTTTCATTATGCAATCTTCGTCCCATTTTACTTTTCCGTCTTCCACGTAATATCCTGTGATGCAGCGACGTATGTAGTCGTAATCAGTGACGTTACCAGGTGTAACATTGACCTCATCGGCGTGTCTTAGGTCTAAATAGATGGTGCTTTCGTCCTTAAATAGGCGTTTTTCGATTGCTTCTTCGGGTAACCAGTACCACCTTTTAGTGTCAAAACCGCCATCTACACGCGGAGAAACAAGTACGAGCGAGCAGAAATCGCTCACCGAAGCGAGGTCAAGACCGCCATAACAAGGCCGTTCCGGATCAATTTCGACCTTTCCTAAGTCGTTTTTTTGCCATATTTCGTCAGAAACCCAGCTTTCACTGCTTCTAACCCACACATTGCAGTGCTTCGTCTTAAAGTTAACCTCCTCTGCACCACCGTAGTTCTTAGCTTGCTGACATTGCTGTTGCAAGTACTCTTTTGTAATGCTGTGATCTAAACTTGGGTTGGCTTTGATCCAAACTTCGGGATCTCGCCAATCATCGTCTTCATCTAACTCATAAATGAGTGAAAATAGGCTATCGTCCGTTTTTTTGCCGTCTAACACCTCTTTGCATGTCTGCGCCAGCTTGTAACAAGGCCCGTCTATGTTAAAACCGGCAGTTGTAATGGTGAACATAAGCGGTTGTGTGCGACTACCCATACTTGATTTAAGCACGTTGTACACATCACTTGTTGGGTGGGCGTGGTATTCGTCAACTACAGCAAGGTGCGCGTTCAAACCATCAAGGCTGTTCTTGTCACTACTCAGCGGTTCAGCCTTACTATTCGTCTTGGTGACGTGCATATTTGCGCGATGCACACCGATCCTCTTACTTAGCGATGGGCTACTGCGCACCATCCTTGCTGCTTCGTCAAAGCAGATTCGTGCTTGGTCACGTTTGGTGGCAGCAAAGTACACTTCACTGCCCTGCTCCTGATCAAAGTCAAGCATAGCAAGTGAGATGCCACTAAGCATGGTTGACTTGCCGTTTTTGCGGCCTACCTGGATATATGCGGTTCGGTATCGTCGGAGGTTCGTATCTACACTTTTCCAACCAAACAGGTTGGCAACTACAAACTGCTGCCACGGTAGCAACTCAAATGATTGTCCTGCAAACTTACCCTTGCTGTGTTTGAGGAATTTTTCGAAGAAGTCTATGTAGCGA